GTATAATACCCTACACAAGTACTATTAGTTCCTGTTGTTATATTATCACCAGCGCCAGCGCCAATAAGAGTGTTTTTATCTCCTGTTTCTATTGAGTAACCAGCGTAATATCCTAATGCAGTATTTAAAGTATCAGCATTTCCAGAAGGGTTCATTGTATATAATGCACGATGTCCTATAGCCGTGTTTCTATCTCCAGCTTCATTTGCAGAAAAAGCCTCAGAGCCAAGCACAGTATTTGTATTACCAGTAGTATTTGCATCAGCTACTGACCACCCAATAAAAACATTATCAGTGCCTGTTGTATTTTGCGACCCAGCATTATATCCAACAGCTACGTTTTGACTGTCTGTATCAGTAGAACCCATATTTTGATTTTCTAATGCGGAGTGTCCTATGGCAACACTTTTACTGCCACCAACATCAGTAGTTAATGCTCCTTTACCTAGTGCAACATTTCTTTGTCCTACAGTAAGTGCATCACCTGCTGAAGCACCAATGAGAGTGTTTTGTACGCCTGTGGTAACTGCTGTACCTGCGGAAAAACCTACTGCTGTATTGAAAGTATCTGTATCAGTACCAACATTAAAGTCTGCTAATGCGTTACTTCCTACTGCTGTATTTTTATTTCCTTTAGTATTTGTACTCATAGTAGCTAAACCTAAAGCAGTATTGTGGTCTGCTGTAGTGTGAGCATCACCTGCTAGACTACCAAGAAAAGTGTTAAATGTGCCTGTGGTTACGGATAGCCCTGCATTCCAACCTACAGCAGTGTTGTAAGTATCTGTAGCTGTTGTGAAGTTTTGTGCAGCTAAAGCACCTACCCCAATAGCAACAGATTTATCACCTAAAGTATCTGCTGAAAGAGCAAAAGATCCAACAACAGTATTGTCATCAGCGTTAGTTAGTGCGTCACCTGCTCCAGCGCCAATAAGTACATTTTGAGTACCTGTGGTTACTGATAGTCCAGCGTTATATCCTACTGCTGTATTGTAAACATTTGTAGCACTTGTAAAGTTTTGCGTGCCTAAAGCATTTCTACCAATACCTACACTTCTACTACCTTTAGTATCAGCTTCTACTGCATTTTTACCTATTGCTACATTGTCAGAACCAACAGTCAAAACACCTAAAGCATCATTTCCAAGGGCAGTATTCTGACCCCCTGTCGTAACAGCATCTCCTGCCGCTGCACCGATAAACGTATTCTGAGTGCCTGTGGTTATTAATGACCCTGCATTATATCCTACAGCAGTGTTATTACTATCTGTAGCTGATGTAAAGTTTTGACTAGATAATGCCTGATAACCTACACCTGTACTTTTGCTACCTTTTGTATCATCTGACAAAGCCATCTGTCCAATAGCTGTGTTATCAGAACCTGTATTTATTGCCGATAAAGAACTTTTACCTACGGCAGTATTATTTCCACCAGTCGTAACTGCATCACCTGCAAGTCCACCAATTAGGGTGTTGTGAGTGCCTGTGGTTACTGATAGTCCTGCGTTATGCCCTACAGCAGTGTTGTAAGTATCTGTAGCTGATGTAAAATTTTGTGTTGTTAATGCTTGTCTGCCTATTGCTACAGTTTTACTACCTAATGTGTCATCAGTTAATGCGCCTTGCCCAACAGCAACATTGTCACTAGCAGTAGTTAATGCGTCACCAGCGACCATACCAATTATAACATTACTATCCCCAGTAGTTAAAGCAGTACCTGCTTCGTCACCCACGACAGTATTGTAGTTACCGCCAGAGGCTATTGAGTTACCTGCGTTTACACCTGCTCTAAAGTTAGATGTACCTGCTGAAGCAGTAATAATATCTGCACCATCTGCAAAAGTAACGTCTGCCGCAAAGTTAGCTGCACCATCTACGTCTACTATGTCTAGGTTAGTTGTACCGTCTACATCAAGATCACCATTAAAGTCTACATTTCCAGCAACTGTTAGGGTCGTAGCCATATCAACTGCACCATCAATGTCAACTACATCAAGGTTGGCTGTGCCGTCTACGTCTATGTCACCTGAAATATCTAATGATGCTGCAGCAATTTCACCTGAGAACGTAGAGTTATCATCTGCTGTTATTGCTCCTACGTGTAAGGGTGCATAGTCATTTATAGTTACGTTACCTGCAGTAGTTCCTGCTTCTGTATTAGCTGCAATAGTTGCAAACTCATCAGCAGACTCATCCCAAATAAAGCCTCTGTTTGCTGTGTTACTACTTGAACCATCTCCACGAGTAATAATAAAACCTTGGTCATAGGCTGTACCAGTATAACCTTGCCCATATTTAACTAGTGGGTCTGTAACAGTTAAATTAGTTGTAGCGACTGTAGTAGTTGTTCCGTTGACAGTAAAATCACCTGTTACTGTAACATTGTCTCCAAAAGTAACTTCAGATGTACCATGTCCTATAGTAATTGCTGTCCCTGATATACCTGTACCGATAGATACAGACTCACTACTATTTGCTGTATCTACAATAAGGTATGCGTCTGAGCCTTGTTTAATTGTAAGAGCAGTAGCAGAGTTGTCAGTAACTGCAATATTAATATCTGTTCCATCTGCACTGATAGAGTCAAGAGCAATATCTCCTACATTAGTTATGTTTGCATCTCCAAAAGAAGTAGCAGCTAAAGTAGTAGATCCTGTTACAGTCAAGTTATCATTTACTGTAGTTTCAGAAGTAGTGTGACCAATAGATACAGGTACACCAGAGGTTGCAGTACCAATAGTAATACCATTTGATGTATTTGAATTGTCAATATTTAATGTAGATGTACTGTCTAGTGATATGTTAGATCCATCAACGACAAGCGTACCATCTATGTCTGTATTATCTAAGTTAGTAGTACCATCTACATCAATATCACCTGATATGTCTAATGAAGCAAAGACTGAAGTACCTGTACCTGTAACAGTACCACCTACTCCTAAGTTACCAGCTACAGTTACATTTGTAGTACCTGTAGGTATTTCTATTACATCTGCATCAGAATCATTCTTAATAGTAACGTCATTAGTTGAACCTTGGCCTGTAAGGATAAGACCTTCTGCACTGGTGTAACCTATTGCTGCATTATCCCCTGCAGCAGTATCTCCGTCAGGTTCAAAAGTAGCTGCAGTCATTGTAAGGTTAAGGTCTAAACTTGTATCTGCTGTATGTGTTAACGTAACATCACCATCTGCACCAAATGCTATAACTGCACTATCTGATAGTAATTTAATATCATCACCTGCAACTATATCTTTAGCAACAGATAAACCTCCATCAGTTTGAAGTGAACCATCGGTTGTTGATGTGGCTTCAGTAGTATCGTCTGTTTTTATAATTCCACCTGCAGTTATAGTACCCGAAACATCTAAGTTAGCATTAGCATCTACAAGAGTTGCATTTAATTCAATCTCATCTGTAGCGTTAATATCTAATACTGTAGCACTAGGAGCATTAATAGACTGTGATGCATCATTAAACTGTAATGCCATTGTACCATTAAGTAACAATCCTGTATCTGCTACATGGGTAAGTGTAACATCATTATCTGCACCAAAACCTAAGACAGCAGCATCGCTATCTAGTTTTAAATCATTGCTTACAAGCACGGCTGTAGATGCGTTTATATCTACAGTAGGTGCAGTTATTTCTAACTCTGTGTCAGCATCAATATCCATCTGACCATCAGTACTAGAGTTAATTGTAAGAGCAGTATCACGGAACTGAACTTTTTTTGCTGCACTCATTAAAATGTTTTGACTTGCATCTACGGTAAAAGATGTAGTACCACCTGTTGCTACAGTAATAACATCAGAACCACTAAAGGTAATACTAGTGTTTGTGTCTGAATCACCTGATATACTGTCAAGTTGTATGTTACCTGCGTTAGTAAAGTTTGAGTCACTAAGATCAAACGTACCTGTAACATCTAAGTTACCACCCACAGACAAGTTACCTGATATATCTACAAGGCCATTAATATCTATAGTAGTTGCAGCTATCTGTATTTCTGTGTCAGCTACAAGATCAAGCTGTCCATCCGCTGAAGAGTTAATGTATATTGCCGTATCACGGAACTGTATTTTTTCTGTAGAAGCTACAAGTATGTCATCAGAAAACTCAAAGTAGTCTTCGTCTTCCATCCATTTAAATACACCATCATTTGACTCACCATCAAATGTTACTGTTATGTCTGTACCTGATGTAGCATCACCGATAGTAATAGAAGTACCTAATAGTTTAGTTATTGGGCCACCTTCAGCAGTTGTACCATCGTGTGTGTGTCCTGTAGATGCAGCAAATGTAGCTAACAACTGATCAAATTCGTTGTTAGTATCTGCTGCTGTAATTACATCTCCGTCAGTATAAGAGGACTGTCTTGTATATGTAGCACCCATTTATCTTCTAGCTCCTATTTGATATTCTAATTGAAATCCTTTAAGAGAATAAGGAGCAGTTAAACCCCCATCGTTTACTCTTAAAGCTATTGTAAACCCTGATCCTTCTACTGATTGTCTTACAGAAGGTTGTGTTGTACCACCATAGGTACTTGTTGATCCGTATGTAGCAACTCCATATTGAGCAGCTACTTTTGTAGAATCTAAAGGATATGCAGCAGGTCTAGCAGAAGTTGCTGATTCCTGATCATACCTTAAAAACAAATCTGCGTCAATAGCAGACTCAGGTTTATAGTTAATTATTACTCTTTGCATATGTTTTCTAATACCCAAGTCATTAAAACCTAAATCAGGACTTCTATATTTACCAAATATAACCGTACCGTCAAAGTCGTTTCCTGTTTCTTGTCTATTTATATACCCAGTATAATCTCCATGTAATACTAACACATCACCTGCGTCTATTGTAGTATCTGTACTAGAAGGTTTTATGCCTCTAATTTCAGAAAACTCATAACCTTCACTTTTTCTTACACATATAACACCTTTAGTTAGTGATGGTGCTTGACCCTCTTTAGCAAAAAATAATCTGTATTGAGTTTTTTCTGGTATAACAATACTTTCAAAAACTGTAGCATCATCTATCTGTTCGTCAAATAAAGGCTGTACATTTTTACTTATTGTACCAAGCTCAACGTCACCAATTTTAGCTGTACCTGCAACAGTTCTTAAACCATCTGGGCCAAGAAAAATTAAGTCACCTGCAAGTTCTTGTATAGTATTACCATTAATACAACCAATGTTACGAGTAACAGGAGACATTGCAAAGTTTGAAGAAGACGTGCCTGATAAACTAAATATTCTATTTTCACAAAAGATAAAAAGATTTTCACGAAAAGTTTTAATGCCTACAATAATGTCATCTACTTTAATGCTACCTGCACCTGACCCACTGCTAAAAGCATCTTCATCAAAGGGT